GGGTAAGGCGATAGCCTGTCCCCGCGCTATTGAGAATGATAGCAAAAAACCAACTGAAATGTATGATTTTTGGGTAGCGGCATTTAAAAATATTTATGCTTTTACGACAGATAAAGTTAGTTATTATATAACTGCTCCGCAAGGCGGCGACCTACTACTACTACTACAGGCGGTTAGAGATAGTGGCTTTGCACTTAAACACCAACTTATATGGAATAAAAATAATCACGTCTTGGGTAGGTGCGATTATAACTATAAACACGAACCTATTATTTATGGGTGGAAAATAAAAGGCACACACGAATTTTACGGCAAAGGGAAAATGAAAACAAGTGTTTGGGATTTTCCTAAACCGCATAAAAGCGATTTACACCCTACGATGAAACCAGTTGAGTTAATAGCAGAAACCCTTTTAAATAGCAGTAAAGAGCAAGATAAAGTTTTAGATTTATTCGGCGACAGCGGCTCAACCCTTATTGCTTGCGAGCAGTTAAAGCGCAAATGCTTTATGATGGAACTTGACGAGCATTACTGCGATGTAATAATTACCCGTTGGGAAAACTTAACAGGCAAAAAGGCGGTTTTATGCAAATAAAAGCAAAGGAATATTACGCTAAATGGTACGCCGCAAACAAAGAAAAGAAAAAAGCGCAAGTTAAAGCATATCGCACAGAGTTTAAAGAATTTGTGAACGAAAAACAAAGACAGGCATACAGGCGCAGAAAAGCAGAAGGTTATTATGGCAAATGAGCAGAATTTAAAGCGTTTAAGCCCGATAAAAGCCCGAGAATATGGTCGTAAAGGCGGCATTGCTTCCGGCATTGCCAAAAGAGAGAAAAAGACTTTAAAAGAATTGTTGCAAATGGAGCTATCGGAACTTACAAAGTTTAAGGAAAATGGTGAAATTAAAGAAACTACAAAGGCTGTAAGAGCAGTAAAGGCTCTTATTCAAAAAGCCTTTTCCGGTGATGTAAACGCTTTTAATTCTATCAGAGATTTAAACGGTGAAAAACCGGTAGAACAGGTGCAGAATATAGAGCCTGTAAAAATTATTGACGATTTAGTAACAAAGCCAAAGAAATCAAAAAAATAAGGGGGCTGTATGGCTGTTAAAATAAGCAGTTTAATTTCCCCTAAATTTTACGATGTTTGGCTTAAAGTAAAAGAAGTTTTAAGAAGTGAAAAACCGCAATATACCGAGTTTTGGCTAAATGGCGGCAGAGGCAGTACAAAGAGCAGTTTTATTAGTATTGCCATTGTTCTTTTGATAATTTTAAAGCCTGATTTACACGCCGTAGTTTTGCGCAAAGTTAAGGATACTTTAAGGACTTCCGTCTTTACGCAAATTATGTGGGCAATAAACATTTTAGGGTTGACGGCTTATTTTAAATGCAAAGTAAGCCCGCTGGAAATTGTTTATTTACCCACAGGGCAGACCATTTACTTTTTTGGCTTAGACGATGCGGGAAAAGTAAAGGGCATTAAAACGGCTTTCGGATATACCGGCATTACTTGGTTTGAAGAGTTAGACCAATTTGACGGCATTGAGGAACTTCGTAATGTGTGGCAATCTACTGAGCGCGGCGGTAATAAATTTTGGCGTTTTTGCAGTTATAACCCGCCAATGTCGCAGAATGTTTGGGTTAATACTGAAGCGCAGACACCTAAAAGCAGTAGGTTGGTGCATACCAGCAGTTACCTTGATGTTCCTTCTGGTTGGCTCACAGACGCTTTTATCCGAGAAGCCGAGCATCTAAAAGCGGTAAATGAAAGAGCCTACCGGCACGAGTATTTAGGCGAAATAACCGGTACAGGCGGGGCAATTTTCCCCAATGTGAAAGCCGTAGAAATTACGGATAAACAGATAGCGGAATTTGACCAAGTCAGGCAGGGTGTGGACTGGGGCTTTGTAACCGACCCTTTTTGCTTTTTGCAAGGCAATTATAGCCGTAAATACCGCACACTTTGGCTTTTTAGCGAATTGTACTCCACAGGTTGGAGTAATCAGAAAGCCATTGAAGAAGTGCGCAAGAAAGCGTATCACGGTAAATATATTTATTGTGATAGCGCAGAGCCTAAAAGTATTAACGAGTTTTTAAACGCCGGATTAAAGGCAATAGCGGTAAAGAAAGGGCCTGACAGCGTAGAGTATGGCACAAAGTTTTTGCAGAGCTTTGATGTGATTTATATTGACCCAAAGAGAGTGCCGAACGCTTGGAAAGAGTTTAGCACATACGAACTTGAGCGAAACAAAGACGGTACTTTTAAGGGCAAATACCCAGATAAAAACAATCACGCAATAGATGCCGCAAGGTATATGCTTAATGATGATATGTTATATGCAGGGCAAAGGATAAAATGAGTATTAAAAATTATGTTTTAAATAAATTGGCAAAATCAATTAAACCGTTTTTAAACGAAAAGACGGCAGAAACTGCTGCTGTTTTGGAATTAAAAGACGGTAAAGTAAAAGAGATTAAAGGCTCTTTTGCAAATAGCATTTTGCCTGAGCAGAACATAACGCCGCAGCAGGCACAGCAATATTTAAGTTTATCTTTCCAAAGAAAGCCCGATTTTAAAATAACCGCCGCACCTAAAAACGGTAAGTACGCTATGGACAGCGACTTTTCCGCCGCCGCCAATATGTACGGCCTTAACGGTGTAGGCAGAGATATTATTTACAGTTTCTTTGCCAAACACGGTTTTATAGGCTGGCAAATTTGCGCTATGCTTGCACAGCATTGGCTGATTAACCGCTGTTGCCGTATTCCTAACGAAGATGCTTTATCTTGTGGCTATGATTTACACTTTGAGGATAACACCGCAGAAACAGATGAGCAGAAAAAGCAAAATCTTAAGTTTTTAAAAGATTTGCAGACCATAGGTACAAAACGCTATAAACTGCACGAAAAGCTTTTAAAATGGGGCTTTAACCGCTCTGTTTACGGCATTGGGCTTGCGTATTTTAAAATTAAAGACGAAGACCCCGCAACACCATTAAACCTTGACGGTATTAAGCCTAATTCTTTTGAGGGTATAGCTATTGTAGAACCATATTGGGCTTTCCCCGAATTTAGCGGGACAAATATTTCAACGCCAGGAAGCGTAGATTTTTATGAGCCGCAATATTATAACATTGGCGGCCAAAGAGTACATATCAGCCGCCTTTGCGTAAAGGTATTTAGTGAAGTGCCGGATATTTTAAAACCGTCATATTATTACGGCGGTATCCCGCTTACTCAAATGATGTATGAAAGAGTTTATGCTGCAGAAAAAGTCTGCAACGAAGGGCCGGAACTTGCTTTAAGTAAGCGCACATTTATTTTAAGAACGAATTTAGAGCAGGCAATTACTAACCCTGTTGAGTTTTACGGTAAACTCAATTTTATGTCCAAAACCCATAACAATAACGGTATATGGGCTATTGACAGAGCAGACAACCAAGAAACCGTAGAACAGTTGGAAACTACTTTGAGCGGCTTAGACAGTTTAACTTCTGAGATGTACAAATATGTCGCAGCAGTTGCCGGTATACCGGATAACCGCTTGTATGCTAAATCTATCAACGGTATGGCATCTACTGGTGAGAACGAAATAAAAAACTATTCTCAAACGCTTAAAACATATCAAGAGAACTGTTTTGATGATTTTTTAATTAAGGCATATCAGATTATAGCAAAGAGTGATTTAAACAAAACTGTAAATTTAGGGCTTACATTTAAACCTATTGACACACCGACAGCGGCGGAATTAGCGGCAACGCAGAGCCAAAAAGCGGCTACTTATACGCAGTTAATCGGTGCGGGTGCAATTAGTGCGGAAGAAGTAAGGCAAGCCCTTAAAAATGATGAGAACAGCGGCTTTACGGAAATAGATGCCGAAATGCCGGAAGAATTGGAACAGGAAGGCTTTGATTTGCAAGATTTAGCAAGCGGGCAGGAAGAGAGCGACACACCCGAAAAAGGCGGCTTAAATGCCAAAGAAGAAAGAAACGCTGATATACGGTAAGCCGCTTATACCAAACGCAGGTATTAAAGTTTGGTACACGGCACAAATAAAAGGGCTTGTAAGATATATGGCCGATACGGTAAGCCGTGAGGTGCTAAAGAAGTTTAAGGAACTTATGCCGCAAGTAGTAAAAGCGGCACAAGACGAAGAGAGCATAAGCAGCCAAGAGCGTATATTGCTTAATTCTTTGGCGGAAGAGATAGAGAAATTGTTTAAGCATAAGGCGGGACAAATTGCCGACACTATGATAAAAAAGCAGCGTAAATACGCTAAATTCAGTGTAAGACAAAGCATAGGAGCGGCAATAGGTAAAGATTTAGGAAGTTATATTTTTGGCGGCCCTACTGAAGATGACATAGAAAAGGCGGTAAAAATGGAAAATGTTAATTTAATCCGTAATTTATCGCAAGAATACCTAATGAGAGTAAAAGGTGCAGTAGCCCGCAGTATTATAAACGGACAAGGGCAAAACTACCTTAAACAGGAATTAAGCAGATTTGAAAAGATGAGCCTTAATAGGGCGGCAAGGATAGCCAAAGACCAAACACATAAAGCATATAACGCTTTAAGCCTTAATGAAATGAAAAAGGAAGGTGTGCAGTATTGGCAATGGATACACGGCGGCGGTACAAAGACGGTAAGGCCAACACATATTAAGGAACACAGTAAAGGCGGCTTAAATCACGGTATTTTTAAGATTGGGGAGTTAGCCTATGACCCGCAAGCCGAAAAGATAAAAGGTGTTTATAAAGGCAGATATATTGAGCCAGGCGAGTTGCCCTTTTGCAGTTGCTTTAGGCGGCCTGTATTTAAATTTGATTAAAGGACAAAAGACAATGGGAAAGGTAATAGATAAAAGCGAGTTTTGGTACATAAAAGATAACCCGATAACAAAGACGGGCGTATTTCCATATTTAGGCGCGCAAATCGGACAACATGATTTAGAGCCTAACAAGATTTACTATGTCTTAAGACCAGCAGAAGAATTATTTAAGCCCGAAACAGTAGAAAGTTTTAACGGTTTACCTATTACTATTGAACACGCAATGTTAGGGCCGGAAACTCAAGGCTTAACAAAGCCGGAAGACAAAGGCATTGACGGCGTAACGCTTGAGAGCGCACACCAAAGCGGGGATAAACTTTTAAATAATATCCGCTTGTTTAGTGAGCAGATAAAAGATGCCGTAAACAGCGGCAAAAAAGAATTATCTGCCGGCTATTATTGCGACTTTGTACCGGAAAGCGGAACATATAACGGTCAGCATTATGACTTTGTGCAGCGTAATATTTTTGGCAATCATATTGCTTTGGTAGATAAAGGCCGCTCCGGCTCTGATATAAGAGTTATGGACAACGCAATTAAAGGCCGTATTGTTTACGACACAATGGATTTAGGCACATTTACGCAGGATTGGGAAGAGAGCGACCACCCCCGCAAGAAAGACGGCAAATTTACCAATAAAGGCAGCGGCTCTGCAAGCAGCAGCAAAAGCGACACACAGAGCGGAAAGAAAGAAAAACAGACTAAAGACATCCGCACTAATAAACCTAAATTAGCCGATAAAAACGAAACTATAAAACCAGTAGAAATAGATAAAACTGTTCCGCATTTTAATAGTTTTTCTGAACTTAAACAATATATTTTTAACGAATTAAATGTATTGGGAGATGTTGAAATAAAAGATGCCGGAACAACTATCCATTTTGGAAAAGACCAAGTAAAAAGAGCGTTAAAAAGAGGCAGAAGCGACACGCAAAACCAATTTTTTGCTGATGTTAAAAATTCTGTAGCAAATGCGAAATATGGTGGTTTCCAAAAATCTGATGAAAGACATCCGGAAGTTGCAGGACAAGATATTTATTATACGGCTATAAAAATAGGAAAAGATGTTTATGCAATTAAATTAAGTGCAGATGTCCAGCATAATCACTCTGATAATAAGTATTCTTATGCTGGACATCATTTAGAAAACATAAAAAAATATCAGGAAAGCGACACGGGTGTTTCTCCCGTTAATGCTTTACCTGACACTATTAGTATAGCGCAATTTGAAGAAATTTTCAATAGTAAACAAGATTTACAAAAAGAAAGCGAGGTAAAACCTATGGATAAAAAAACGCAGGATGCTTGGGAAGAAAGCAAACACCCGAGAGATAACGACGGTAAATTTTCAAGCGGCAATGGCGGCGGTAAAAGTGGTATTTCTTATAAATCTAATAGCTTAGCAAAAGAACATAAAGAAAATAAAATCAAATTACAAAAAAGCGAAAATGGTAAAGGTTATGTTTTACCTTCCGGAGAAGTTGTTTATCCAAAAGATAAGGGATTGTTAAAAACAAGATTAAAAGAAGATAGCGAAATGTTATCTGATGCGCAAGAAAAATTGGCAAGATACAAAAAAGTAGCCGAAGCAAGAAAAGAACATAATATTAAAACACCTTGGCCTTTTACTGACACTATTGAAGATGTAAAAGGGTCAATTGACTACCTTAAACAAGATAGTGAATATACAAAAGAATTATTAAAAGAATTTGAAAAAACTAACGGGGCAAGCGGGCAAGATACCGCCCCCGAACAGGAGGAAGGAAAAATGGACAAAAGAGAAGTAGTCCGTGAAATTATGGCTATTTGTGCAAAGCCCGATACCGATTTTCAGGGCGGCGAAGAAGAAAAAATAGACACCGTAGCCAAGTTAGCGGAAAAAATCGCATACAACCCTTCTGAAGCGGGGGCAAATGATAAATGCGCCTCTGATAAAGAAGAAGATAAAAAACCCGAAGCAGGTGCAGAATTGCCTAAAGCAGTTGCAGAGCCTGAAAAGGTAGAAGAAGAAAAAGAAGAGGACAAAATCAAAGTGGCTATGGATGCTATGGCTAAATCAATTATGAAAGAAATGGCCGCTAAAAACGAACTTGTCAGCGCATTAAAACCCGTAATCGGTGCTTTTGACAGCGCAGAAATGACATTGAAAGAAGTTGCTTCTTATGCTTGTAAAAAACTTAATATTACTTGCGCACAAGACGAAGCCTTGACAATGGTTAAAGGTTATCTTTTGGGCAAAAAGCAAGATGTTATAGTAAAACCTGCAAGCGCACAAGATAGCGCACTTGACGGCGAAGACGCCGCACTTAAAAGATATTTGGAGGGCAAATAACAATGGTACAAACAGTAGTCAATACCAAACTTGCAATCGGCGTAGTTGGCGAATTTTATGACAATTCCCCGCGCAGAGTTCACGGATATATTTTAGCCGCAAACGGCAGTGTATTACCCGCTATTTCCAAAGCATTTACTAAATCCGCAGAAGGAATAGCCACAGTAGGCGGCAACGGCTTATTTTTAGGCCTTGCGGTAAATCCTAAAGAACAGGCCTTACACGGCGGCCTTACACCTTCTTTAGTTTTAAAAGACGGCGCACAGGGCAGCCTTTGCGATATGGGGCATATTGTAGTTAAATGCACA